AGTTTATATGAGGATAGGACAAGCAGTAACATACATAGCATTTAATTTATTATTATCAGCATTTGGTTACTGGGCTTTCTTACAAGGCTTAACATACTAATTATAAAGAAAGGAGTTGAAAGAGTATGAAAGAATTAATTTTAATAATTTTAGCTTTAGATGTCATAACAGAAATCTTTTACATAAGAAGGATAACAAAAGAAAGAGACAGTGCAGAAGAAAGAGCAACAACACATTTTAAAAGAGCAAATAACTTTGAGAAACAATTAAAAGAAACAAAAAATGAATATGAAGAACAAGCTGAAATACTTTTAGATAATGCATCAGAGTATAGAACAAAAATAGTAGATTTAGAAAACAACATAGAATTATTAGTAAATAACTTATCAGACGAAAATAAAGAACTAATTTCAGACTACCAATCACAAAATTAGTTCGAGTATAAATACATATAAAAGCTACTCTACTATTAGTATAACACTAATTTGTAGAGTTGTCAAAGGAGAATGAAAAATGTTAGAAAACAGAATGGTCGAAGATGACTATATAGAAACAAATAATGATTATGACAGCTATCTAGAATATTTACTAGGAAAAGACGATGAACATTATGAAGATGAAATATATGAAAGGTTGAGTGAAGAATAATGCAAGATTTAAGTTTATATCAAATAACAAATGCGTTTCCAATGTTGATGTCACAAGAAGAAATGACAGAAGAAGATAAAAAGAAAGTAGAAAAGGAATTAACAGAATTATTACAACAAAAAAGCCAAAATTTAATTGGTTATACAAGAAATATAGAATTAACTATTGAAGCAATGAAAAACGAAGAAAAACGAATTTCAGAGCAAAGAAAGACATTAGAAAATAGACTTACAAAATTTAAAGAATATGTAAAAGAATGTATGGAACAAGGTGGATTCACAAAACTAGAAACACCATTAGGGACATTAAACATAGCAAAAAATCCACCTAGTGTAGAAATTATAAAAGAAGATGAAATACCTAGCGAGTACAAAACAGAAATCGTAACAGTAAAAGTAGATAAAACAGCTATAAAAGAATATTTTAAGGCAACAGGAGAAATACCAGCAGGAGTTAATATAAATACACAAAATACAATTTTAAGAATAAAGTAGTTTTAACTATGGATTATTTAGATTTAAAAGATATTAAAGAAGGAGAATACTATGGAAATTAAAGAAATGAATATATTTGAAAAACTTTCTAATATAACAAATGAAATTTCTAGTGTTAATAAAAACTTGACAGTTGGGCAAGGCAAAAGTGCCTATAAAGCTGTAGGCGAAGCAGATATTTTAAAAGCTGTTAAAGAACTAGAATTTAAATACAGAGTTTATAGTTATCCAGCAAGTAGAGAAGTAATAGAAAGTACAATGTATACTACTACAAACGAATATGGAGAAAAAAACAACATTTTTAGTAGAATAAAAACTACTTATAGATTTGTAAATATAGACAAAACAGACGAATATATAGAAACAATAACATTTGCAGAAGGAATAGATACACAAGACAAAGGTTCAGGAAAAGCAATGACATATGCAGATAAATATGCGTTGATGAAAAGTTACAAAATAATAACAGGAGAAGATCCAGACCAAAATCCAAGCGAAGATGGGTATAAAAAGAAACAAACACAAACATCTAATAATAAGGTTACAGAGGTAGAAGCAAAAGCTATATATTCTCTTATGATTAGAAAAGGTTATGATGTAATACCAACATTAGAAAAAAATTATGGAATAAAAAATACGGCTGAATTAACAAAAGAACAATACGTAGCAATATTAAATAAATGCAATACAATGCCAGACAAGAAGTAGGTGGTTAAATGCAAACTACAGGAACATTAGAAGAAATAAACATAGATTATAAGACTGGAAAACCTAAAATAAGCTTTCTAATTAATGGAAAGGACAAGTTATCAGACATAGAACAATTAAAAGGCTTAAAACTTAAAATAGAGGCAAAAAAATATATAAAGAAGAGAACAACTAATGCAAATAATTATTTTTGGAAACTTTTGCAAGAATTATGTGAGTTAGCAGAAATAGATACGATAGAGGAATACAAAAGAAGAGTAAAAGAGCTAGGAATATTCAGAAGATTTAGAATAGAAACAGAAAATATTAAAACATTTGAAAAAATGTGGGTAGCTCAAGGAATAGCTTGGTTTTGTGAAGTAGCAGATACAACATATATAAGTGATACAGAATTTAAAATAATTAATGCATATTACGGTTCAAGTTCTTTTAACTCAAAACAAATGTCAAGATTGATAGATGGAGTAGTTCAAGACTGTAAAGCTTATGGAATAGAAACAAAATCAGATGCAGAAATAAATTCATTATTAGAAAGTTGGGATAAAAAATGAACTGTATATATTTAACAAAAAGAAGTAGAAAATATTCTCCATATTGGTTTTGCAGATTAAATAAAGAAGAAATTGCATTAGATAAATGTAAAAGTTGCTCAAAATTGAAATACAAAGAAATTAAAGCTATAAAAAATAAAACTAATAAACAAGCAAAGCTAGAAAATAGCAGATACAGTATCATAACAAATGACTTAAAACATTGTTATATATGCACAGAAAGAGGACTTAAAGATATACCAAAAGATGATTTACATGAAACATATGGCGGAAGTAACAGAAAAAGAAGTATTGAAAATGGATTTGTAGTTCCGTTATGTAGAAAGTGTCATCAAGATGATGAAATATTAAAGTTTTTACAACGATTTATGCAATTAGAATATGAAGAAACACATACAAGAGAAGAATTTATAAAATTAATAGGAAAAAGTTATTTAGACAACTAGGGATAAGGCTACATAAGTTTTATCCCTTATATTATACAAAAGGAGAAGACATTATGAGTTATATAGATTTAATTAATGCCTTTGAGAAGTGGCTCGAAACAAATTATTTGCAAAGTTCGTCGCAGTTATTGTGGTACAAGCTAATAGCATTATTCAATAAATGTCGGGTGGAGCGAATGGATTTCAGTAGATAACCATAGATTGATGAGTATTATGCAAATGAATAGTGAAAAAACATTAATAAGATGTAGAGATAAGCTAATAGAAAATAAATTATTTGAATATGAAAAGGGAACAAAGTCAAAACCTAATAGATACAAAATATCCACTGTAAATTTTACAGTAAATAATAAATTCACTGTAAATAATACAGTAGATACGACAGTAAATATGACAGTAGATGTGGGAGTAGATGTGTCCAACATAAATAGACTAGATAAAGATATTTATATTAATTTATTTAATAAATATAAAGCGGAAATTGAAAACAGACATGCTAACGAAAGAATAAAAATTATATCGGAATGCAAAAATTGTAGTGAATATGCTTTATTAACACAAGAAGAGCAAGACCAATTGTTTATGGATTTAATGAGTATAGATAAAAGATTTAAGTAGAGGAAGTGATAAACAAATGATTACAGCAGAAACAAGGCAAATGAGTTTTAATGATATACAAGATAAAACAAAAATAAGATATATACAAATCTTAAATAGATTAGACAAGCCTAAAACAGCAAAAGAATTAGCAGTAGAATTATTTGATTTAGGATTTATACCAAGTACAGAAAGAAATTATACAGCGCCAAGATTAACAGAATTAGAAAAAATGGGATATGTAAAAGCAGTAGATAAAAAGAAATGCGAATACACAGGCAAAACAGTAGCAATATATGAGAGAACACAAGCAAGATTTGAAGTAATAAATTATCAGCATATTCCACGAATAGATTAAGGGGGAAGTTATGGACAGAGAACAAATACTAGAAAGAATAAGAATAGAAATAGAAGCTTGTAAGAAAAATGGAAGAACATTTAGAAAAATAGAATACATAGCAGACTTCCAATACATAGAAAACGGTAAAACAATAGTGGAAGATGTAAAAGGAATGCAGACAGATGTATTCAAATTAAAACATAAAATATTTGAAAAAGTTTATCCAAATTTGGAATTAAGAATAATAAAATAAAAACCCTCACTTAGGAGGGCTGAGCACTTATTATGATAAATGCTACAAATAATGAAAACAATAAAACTGTAAGATGAGCTAATAAAAAGCCTTTAATGAAATCTTTCATACTGCCTCCTTTAGTGGGGTGTAGAGATACTAAAGTATCTCAAAAAATTATTAAGTTAAATAAATTATAGCACTATATTAAATGAAAGTCAAAAAAGGCAATACAAACAGATTATATAAAAATTAAATGGAAGGAACATAAGAGATGATAGAAGTAAACGAATATGTGAGAACAAAAAATGGAGTTATAGATAAAGTAGATGCTTTATATGGAATGATAGAAAATACAGTACATTTAGAAAATCAAAAATGGTTTGATACAAAAAAAATAGTAAACCACAGCAAACAACTAATAGACTTAATAGAAAACAAAGATATTTTAAAAGTTAGAATTGATAAAACGATAATGTTTTTTGGAATAGATGAAAGCACATCAGACATTAAATACAAGGAAATAATGGAAAGTATTGAAAATGGAGAATGTGAATTACTAGAAATATTAACACATCAACAGTTTGAGGTTAATTGCTATAAAGTAGGAGGAGAAGATGAATAGAAAGATAAAGTTTAGAATGAAAGATAAGCAAGGAGAATGGCAATATGTAGAAATGACATGTAGTATCATAGAAGCCTTAAAGGACCCTGTAACTCCTGGTGGTATTGATATTGATGAAAATACAATAGGACAATACATAGGATTTCATGACAGATTTGGAAATGAAATATATGAAAGTGATATTGTATATGTGCGTTCAGAAGATGAAAATGCAATAATTGAATGGGACGAACAAACAGCAAGATTTATCATTCATTTTGATGGGTGGATTGCAGATTTTGATAATTATTACGGCAAAGAATTAGAAATAATGGGTGATATATATAATAATCCAGAGTTATTAGGAGGAGAATAGATATGTTTTTATATAAAGATAGTAAATTAGAAACTGATATAAAACAATTAAATAGTAATCTTAATAAAACTGAATATGAAAAAGCAAGAGAACCATTACAAAAGCAAATAGCAATATTAAATAAAAAGTTGTATGAAAAAGATATTGCATTGCAATCGTTATATCAAGTATGCAAAGAATTTTTGCATAATAATATAAAAAATAGACAAATAATAGTAATGAAAAACGAGCCACACTTGTTTTATGGAGCTGCTTCAGACATTGGATTTGAAGAACTAGAAACTATAAAAATAGATTTATCAGATTATAAAATCTTACAAGAATTTGTTGATAGATTAAATGAAGTAGAAAAGCAATTAGAGGGAGGAGAATAGATATGTTAAAAATAAGAGAAGATGTAGATTTAAAAGAACTTGAAAAGTTTGGATTTGAAAAAATTAACGATATTTATAGATATAGTTCAAAAGAAGCTAAAAATTATGTATATGAAAGTGTAATTTATTTATATGATTATGAAAGAATAATAAGAATTGACAAGTTGACTAATAAAGATGATTTAAATATATTATATGACTTGATAAAAGCATATTTGATAGTAAAGGAGTAAATATGGAAGAAGTAAAAAAAGCAATAAAGACTATAAATGAATATTGTATAAGCAATTATAAAAATTGTGCTGAATGTAATATAGAAAAAGCTTGCGAAAAATATTTTAATAGAGAGCCAAGAAATTGGAAAATTCCAAAAGAATGGAGAGAGGAGTAAATAAGATATGAATGCTGTTGATTTTTATTTATTCGATTTAAAAAGTAAATTTACTAAGATAAATCCGAATGAATATTATTTGAGTTATAGTCGGAGGAAAAGACAGTCACTTTCTTTACTGGTTTATAAAAGAATATGCACATATAGATAACATAGAAGTAGTCGGTTGCAATACATATATGGAACATCCAGAAATTAGAGATAGAATTTATAAAAATAGTGATAGAGTATTACTACCAGCAATGAAACCGCTCGAAATAAAAGAAAAATATGGTGCTCCGTGTTTCAGCAAAGAGCAAGACTTCTACATATATTATTATCAAAATGCAATAAGGAAAGGAAAAACTCCTGGTAAAACAATATTGCAAAAAATAAACGGAACATATGATAAAGGCTTTAGTGGAATTAGTAAAAAAGCGAGAGAATATGTTTTGTCTGGAAATGCACATAAAATAACACACTTATGTTGTTATTATTTAAAGAAAAAGCCGTTTCACGATTACGAAAAAGAAACAGGTAAAAAAGCAATTTTAGGTATTAGAAATACAGAAAGTGCTTTAAGAAAAAAACAATATCAAAGTTGCTTTACAAAAGATAAAAAATTCACGCCTATATGGGATTTGACAGATGAGTTATTAGAACAAATTATAGAAAAATACGACATAGAAGTACCAAAAGTTTATGAACACATTAGTAGAACAGGTTGTATGGGTTGTCCATATCGGAAGTTATAAACATGAAACAGAAAAAGAATTACATTTAATAGATGAGAAACAGAAAAAATTTGTGTGTAAATTATTTAAAGAAAGTTATGAAGTGCTTGGCATAGGAGGTGTTTTAAGTGAAAGAAAATAGTAGAGAAGATAGAGTTAATATATTAAAAATAGAATGTTATATTACAATAAATGATGAGAAAGAGCCAATCTTAAATATTGGTACAAGCTTTTCAAATATGATAGAAAGTGAAGAATTTAAGTATTATAATGATGAGTTACATAAAAATATTAAACCAGTTTTAAATGATTTAAAACAAATGTTACTAAACACATTAGAAATGGAGGAAGAATGAAAAATAGTATAGAAGAAGATATAGAAATATTAGATTTGTATAGAGAATATACAATTAAATTGTTAGAGCTCCAAAAGGTAAAAACTAAAGGTGTAAATTTATTTGAACCAAGCAAAGAAAAAAAGTGCGAATTAGCAATGATAGATAAAAGTATAGAATATTTGAGGAGAAATAAATGGAAAATAGTATAAAAGAAGATATAAAAAATGCAGAACATTTTATAAAATCTATAAAAACAGATAAAGAGTATAAAGAAGAAAATGGCTGGCATGGATATTACAATAAAGAAATTGTAGAGCTTGCTAGAATATTGCAACATATTTTATCAGATTATAAAAGAGTATTAAAAGAGAATGAATTGTTAAGAAAAGATATAGAAGGCTGGAAAAAATACTGTGAAGAAATAGAAGAAGAACAAACAGAAATAAGTAATAAAAACTGCAAATTAGAGTTTGAGATAGAAAAACTACAAAAAGAGAACGAAGAATTAAAACAAGATAGGAATACTAATTATCGAATGATAGCATTAGCACAAAATGAAATGTTAGGATATATACAAGGATATGAAGATGGTAAAAAATTAAAGAGAAGTGCTGTTGCATGTGCAGTAGAAAATCAACAGTATTATATAATAAAGAAAGAAATTGAACACTATAAAGAATATATAGAAAAACTACAAAAAGAAAATGAAGATTTGCACAGAGAAATAAATCAAAGAATAAAATTAAAAATTGAAAATGAAAAAATTGTTGATACACAATTTATTCCAGTTCAAAAAGTAAAAGACAAGATAGAAGAAGTACAAAAAGAATATAATAAATTAGATAAACAAGTTGATGAATATATAAATGATGCTAATAAAGATTTATCAAAATATTACGAAAACAAAGAAAAAATAGGGACAATGCAAACATTAGCATGGGTTATTGATAATTTACAAGAACTACTAGAAGGGAGAAAATAAAATGGATGAAAAGGAATATAAAGTTGAAGTGATGTTGACTATAGATGATTTAAAATTGTTAAGAAATAGTTTAAAAGGAACATTAGTAAGAGAAAATTCAATGAACTTTGAATATTTGCAAAAAGTATCAAAACTAGGCTATTTTATAGAAGAAATAATAAAACAGGAGGAAGGATAAATAAAATGAGTGAATTAAGAGAAGAGTGCTATAAATGTTTAAATAATCAGAAATGTATATCAGCAGCAGACTTTGGAAGTATTTATTGTATGACAAATAGAAAATTTAAAATGCCTAATAATGAATCAACAATAGAGCAAAATGAAACCGAGAAAGAGTTAGACAAGCTAAAAGAACAGTTGAAAGAAAAAGACAAAATAATTGATAAATTAAAGAAACATAATTATGACTTATTAAGAAAATTAAAAAACAGAGTAAAGGAAGTTAAAAAATTAGAAAAATACAGTCTATATAAGAAAGAATTTTCGAGGCTAAACAAGCAATTGCAAAACAAAGACAAGATAATAGATTTAATGGCAGAAGATATGGCATTTGACAATGAAATAAATAGCATGGAAGATATAAGAACAATAAAAGAACAGATAAAACAATATTTTGAAAATAAAGAAAAAGAGGTGAAATAATGTCAAAAGAAGAATTAAAACAGTTATTAGATTCTTTAACTATTGAAGAAATAGAGAGCTTTGAAATAAAGTATAAAAGAGAAAAGGACTATGGAATGTATAGCAATAGAAGTGAAACAAAAACAATAACATACAATAAATAATTTTGTAAATATTACATCTAAAGAGTTTCTAAAGAGAATCTAAAGAGATATAGTTTGAAAATATGAGTATATAAAAGGAAGTGAAGAAATGAATATAAAAGAAAAAATTGTTGCACTAATACCAAAAAAACAAGAAAGTGTAAAAGAAATTAAGGTTCCTGATTTAAAACAATACTTAGTAAACGGCTATGAAGAAATAAGACAAGTGAAAAAGGAAAATATAGAACTAGAGAATCAGTTAGAAGAAGAAAAGAAAAATAGACAATTATATGAGGGAGCTTTAGTAACATTATCAGAATTTCGACAAAGAGATAAAGATAACAAGAATGAAATTGATAGACTAAAGAACAAAATAAAAGAAAAGGAACAAGAAATAAATAATATAAATTCACAACTTAATACATACAAAATTAAACAAATTGAATATGACAAAAGAGAGAAGAATTTAAAAAATGAAATAAATGAGAATGTAAAAAGAAAAATAAATATATTAAAAGACAATATATGTAACAAGATAAAAAATACTAAAGGAAACTTAAGCAAAGACAAAGTTATAGACATTGTATATAAAGAAGCGGAGTGATACAAATGACAATAAATCATATATACAACATAGTAATAGACATAATGAATAAATTAGAAAATATAGACTTTATAAGTTTAGACAAGAGAAAATATAATCAACAACAATTAAATGGAGCATACAGGATTTTAGACAACCTTAAAGATGAATTAATAAGAGAAGATATAAAAAGGAGGCACAAATGAACATATATGGAATATACGATACAAAGAATAACGAGCAATGTATGAGAGTTGGAACTTTGCAAGAGATAGTAAGATTTTTAAATTTAACAGCAAGAGAGCTGGGAAGGGCATTAAAGAAAAATAGTACAGTACGACAACATTATAAAATATATTATTTATTTAATGAGGAGGTACACTAATGAGTAAATACATAAAAGAAGATATTGAAGCAATGCTAAGAAATCATAAAAAGAATGAAGCTAAATTAACAGAAGTGCAATTAAAGAAAGAAGAATATCAAGAGCAATTATGCTACGCAGGAACAGTATATGAAGATACTGAAGATGAAGTAATAGAAAATATGCAAATAGCTGGACAAGCATATGACAGTATACATAGTAATACAAATAAAATATCTGATAAGGTATCAAATACAGTTGCTAATTATCAAAAAGAATTAAATCATATAAATAAGTTTGATAGACAACATATAAATTCAAAAATTATAGAATGTGAAGCGGAAGAAAACATACTAAACAAAAAGATAGTAAGAGTAAAAAATCTATTAACAATACTTAGTGAAAAGCAGCAATTTGTAATTAATGAATTTTATATAAATAGTGAAAAAGGAGATTGGAAAAGAGTATCAAAAGAATATGAAAAACAATTTCCAAAATATCTATCAATAAAACAGTTACAAAATATAAGAGATGTAGCTTTAAAAGATATGTTAGAAGTGCTAAATACATAAAGTTCGTTGAAATTTCGCTAAAATTTCGCATAAATTGTCTTTAAAATTTCGTTTCTAATATTATATAATTATAATAGAAAAATTATAAAAAGTCGCAGATAGAAATATCTCATAAGTCCAAGTGACAACCAATTTGTTGATTTAAGAATAGATGTTTTAAATGTCTATTCTTTTTATTATTATAATTAATGTAAAATAAAAAATACCAGACAAACTGGTAAAAATTCCAAGAGGGGATTCGAACCCCTGACCTAACTCTTCGTAAAAGAGTTGCTCTGTCCAGCTGAGCTACAAGGACATATTGTGTAACTATTATAACACAAAAAGCAAATAAGTCAATATGTAAATAGTACGAAGTATGTAAACATATATAGCAGAGCGGCAAATAACAGCCGTTTCATACTAGTTTGCAATTATATATAACTTACATATTTCGTAGTGTTTATAAGATAGTATGTAGTGATATAAATAAAATTCTGGAAACAGGGGGTTGTAAATCTGAGGAAATACAACTCTTTATATCATTACATAGTGTTTTATAAATAAAAGAAAAGAGGAAAAAGATATGTCAAAAGAAGAAATAGAAGAATTTAAAGAAGAACATAACTGCAGCACTTGTACAAAGAATATAGACTGCAAAATAGTAAAAAGAATAGATGGCAAATTAACATGCACAGAAGAGGAATAGAGTATGGTTCAATGTTTAATAGATAATAAAATATGCCCTAATGGGAATAAAAAGTGTAAAGTATGTAAATTTGACAATTGTGAGGAAGTACTAGATATGATAGAAGAAGAGCAAAAATATAAAGACAATGACAAATTAAAACAAATAAAAAATGAATTACCAGAGCAGTGTAAAAACTGTTCTTTTTTAGAAATTACTAATTTGAGAGAAGGCAAAGTATTTTGCCCGTACAGAATCAAAGAGAGGTGTTTAATTAAATGAAATTTAAAATAAACAACAGAGAATGGACAATAACGGAAACATCCCAACAATCAATTAAAAATATGCAAAATATTAGAAGAGCAAATGAAGAAGAAAACTTAAAATCAATAGACACGAGATATTACGGTATTACATATTGTGATATACAAAAAATATATATAGATGAAGATTTGCCAGCAGATAGAAAAAAAGCTACTTTGATTCATGAATTAACACATTGCTATATAGATAATTATATAACACATTGTGATAAACAATATACAGAAGAAGATGTTGCAGACATAGTAGCAAATTCTTATGACATTATTCATGAAATAGTAGAACAATATGAACAAAATAATGGTATAAAGAGAGAACAAGGAATAGATTCTATTTTATTAAATGGAAAACAAATTTTATATTGTGAGAGCCAAAAATGAATATAAATAAAAACATAAACAAATTATTATATGCCTTATCTATAAAAGGACAAATATATAAAATAAATACTTTCCAATTTTATAGTGAAAAGAATTGCAAGTATTGTACTAAATATCAAATACTAAAAAAAGAGCAAGTAGAAGTATACAATGAAGAGACAAAAGAGTTTGAATTGCAAGATAGATATAAACAGAAAAAAGAATGTTATAGTAAAGTAGATGTAATGAAATATCTAATAGAAGAACACAGAAAAGGAAGTGAGGCAGATGGAATATGAAAATATAGAAGAGGAATATAACGCATTAACAGAAATGCAAAAGAGATTTATTGATTATTATATAGAAACTGCAAATGCAACAGAAGCTTGTAAAAAAGCTGGATATAAGGGGAAAAATCTTAATAGAATAGGTTCACAAAACTTGTCAAAACTAGACAAATTTATAAAGATAAAACTTCAAGAAAAAGAAGACCAAAGAATTGCCTCACAGGATGAAGTATTACAGTATTTAACAAAAGTAATGCGAGGAGAAGAAAAAGACCAATTTGGATTAGATGCTTCATTACAAGATAGAACAAAATGTGCAGAACTGCTTGGAAAAAGATATGGTACATTTAAAGAAAAAGTTGAAGTTGCTGGAAATATACCAGTGGTGATAACAGATGATATTACAGAATAAAATAATAAATAAAAATACACAGCAACAAGTAAATAACATATCATTACAAAGTATAGTTGGAAAAGGTTATGCAGAATATTGGCATTGCAAATGTAGATATAGAGTATGTAAAGGTTCAAGAGCAAGTAAAAAATCAAAGACAACAGCATTATGGATAATAAGCAACATGATGAAATATAAAGAAGCTAATACACTTGTAATTAGAAAAACATTTAGAACATTAAAAGATAGTTGTTTTACAGAATTAAAATGGGCAATACACAGATTGCAAGTAGATAGTTTCTGGGAAATAAAAGAAAGCCCAATAGAAATGACATACAAACCTACAGGACAGAAAATATATTTTAGAGGTTTAGATGACCCATTAAAAGTAACATCAATATCAGTAGATATTGGTGTTTTATGTTGGTTATGGATTGAAGAAGCATACGAAATAACAAAAGAATCTGATTTTGATGTAATAGATGAAAGTATAAGACGGAGAAGTACCAGAAGGATTATTTAAACAAATAACAATAACATTAAATCCTTGGAACGAACATCATTGGATAAAGAAAAGATTTTTTGATGTTAAAGATGACGATATATTAGCAATGACAACAAATTATCTTTGTAATGAGTGGCTAGATGAAGCAGATAAAAAAGTATTTGAAAGAATGAAGAAAAATAATCCTAGAAGATATCAAGTTGCAGGATTAGGTAACTGGGGGATAGTAGATGGATTAGTATATGAAAATTGGAAAGAAGAAAAATTTGAATTAAATACAATAAGAAACTTAGATAGTGCTTTTGGGCTAGATTTTGGTTATACAAACGACCCGACAGCACTATTTTGCGGTGCAATAGATTTAAAAAATAAGAAAATTTATGTATATGACGAAATATATCAAAAAGGAATGAGCAACAAAGCAATATATGACAAAATAAATCAAATGGGCTATTCAAAAGAAAGGATAACAGCAGATAGTGCAGAGCCAAAGTCAATAGATGAATTAAGAGGATTAGGATTAAGACATATTACAGGAGCATTAAAAGGAAAAGACAGTATAAATAATGGTATTCAATTTATACAAGACTTTGAAATAATAATACATCCTAGATGTGTAAATTTTATAACAGAAATAAGTAATTATACTTGGGACGAGGATAAGTTTGGAAACAAGATAAATAGACCAATAGATGATTTTAACCATTTGATGGATGCAATGAGATATGCAGTAGAAAAATACATAAAAGGAAATAGAAACATGGGAATGACAAATAAACCATTTATAAAAATGTAACATCTACTTAGTAGGTGTTTTTTTAATAGGAGGAAACAATGTTAAGATACAGCAAAGAAAGATTAGCAGAAGAAAGAAGCATAACAGATATATATTTTAAAGCACAAGAAGAATTAGATATAAGAAAAGAGTTATATGAGAAGTTCAGAAGAAAACTAACAGATGAAGAACTAGCAAGTCTAGATGATGAGAACATAAAAGTACCACTTGAAAGATATATAAGTGTTATGTCTGCTGGTTATTTTGGAGGAAAAGCACCAACATATAAAGTAAAAGCATTTAATAAAGATAAAGACAAAATAATCAAAGAACTATTTAATCATGAAACTAACGATGAACAAGAAATAAAAGAAATAGAAGAAATAATAAAGCATATAACAGATTATAACAAAGATGGATCACATTTCTTGCATATGGTATTAGATTATTTAGTAAAAAGAGCTTGCTATGAATTATATTATAAAGATGAAACTACAGGAGAAATAACAATAGCAAGAAGTGATGCACTAGAAACGGTTGCAATATGGGATTATTCAGCCAAAAAGACCTTGATAGGTTTATATAGAATAATTCGTACATATATGGCAAATGGTGAATATCAACAAATGATAGAATTAACAACATCAGACGGAAAAAGATATTATTATGACACCCCTGAAAAAAGAAAGATGTTTGGTACACCAGCATATGAACAAAAATTTAAAGATGAACCATTATTTAAAGAAAACGAAAAAGAAAAACAACCTAAAAAATGGGATGATGATATACCAGCAACAGCAATAGAAAACTGTGATGGAATTGCAATATTTGAACCTGTAATTAGTTTAATAAGAGCATATGAAAGATGCATTCAAAATTCAAGAAATGTATTTAAATATAATGATGAAGCAATATTGAAAGTTATAGGATATCAACCAGAGAATCCATTAATTATTCAAAACGAAAAAGGTGAAGATATTATAAATCCTGCAAGAGAAAAAGAAGATGAGTATGTATTAACAAGTAGAGTAAGATATTTAGACGGAAATAAAGAAGTAAACAGTGATATTGCATGGGTTGAAAAGAATGTAAATGATACTGCATTACAAAATCATAAAAAGACATTGATGGATATTATTTGTTTATGCTCATTCTGCCCTAATATGACTGATTTAGGTTTTACTCAAGCAGACAACAATGCAGCACTTGAAAAGAAATTCTTTGGTTTACAACAATACATAGCAACATTTGAAGGAGATTTCCTTGAAGGACTAACAAGAAGATGGAGAATAATATTAGAAAAATTTAATAAAGAAAAAGGCAAAACATATGACTTTAGAGATATTGAAGTAAAATTGAATAGAAATTTACCTTCTGACACTACAACAACAATTACAAACGCAATGAAAATAAGAGGATTAGTCAGCGATGATACAGTTATAAACTTATTAGGACTTGATTTAGACAGCACAAGTGAATTAGCAAAGATGGATTTACAAAATGAAGAAAATATACAGAAAAATTTACAACAAATGCAGATTATGGGACAAGCAGGAGTAGATCAAGGCAATAAAGAAGATAAACAAGATGATAAAGTGACAGATTTGACAGAACAGCAGAAAGCACAAAAACTAACAGCAGATAACAAGAAAGAACAAACAAAAGTAGTTAATAAGCAAATCAATAAAGAATAGAGGTGTTTTTATTGGATGAAACTATAAATTATAATGAAATTGTTGAAACATTTCAGCGTGTAGCTGATGAAATTATTCATGCTTATAACGAAATCAAAAAAACAGTTTTAAAAATATGGGAAAACTTAAAAACAATAATATTAAAAAATAAAAAGATTTACAAATATATCAAGAGATATAATAAATGTAAAAATTTCAATAAAAGGAAACATTATTTGAAAAAAATTTTAAAAATATTAAAGGAATAAAGATATGGATATATGGAATTATCACGATACAAAAATGCAAGAATTAAAACAACTATATAATAAAATATCAAAACAAACACAGAACAGACTTCAGGAAATCTTTGATACATTTAACTTTACAACAGAAAACATCTATAATATTGCAGATAACAAGACTAAAAAAAGAATAAATACATATATAGAGCAATGGAAAGAACAAGGATTATTAAAGAATAACAACTATTTTACTGTATTAGCAAACAATATTTATAAAAGAACAAGAGTAAAAAATAGTGAAATATTAGAATTATTAATTTATAGTGCATATATAGAAGAGCAAAGCAAATTAGAAGAACAAGAAAAACAAATAATGTATGAAGATGCAAATTATTACTATGAACAAGGTCAACAAGAAGTAAATAAAAAGAAAAAGCCATCAATATTAATGATGGCTTTATTTCTTGCGTTATTAGACCAACCAAATTATAGTGGGTTTAACTGGAAGCAATACATTGAAGCAACAATACAGTATAATACACAACAAATATATAAACAAGCAATTTTAAATATACAACAACAAAAAGGCTTAGAAATTGATTCTAATGAGTTTCAAACAATAATAAATAGGCAAAATAACCAAAAACTTAATATAAATAATGATAAGATATCAGGTGCAGCAGATTTACAAATGATTGGATTAAATAATCTAGCAAAAGTAGAAGGAATAAAAGAAGTAACAGAAGATAATTCAAAAGTTAGATTTATTGCAGTAGAAGATGATAAAACAACTCTAATGTGTGATAGTTTAAACAATCAAGAATTTTACATAAATAAAGAAAATGTATTTGATAGATACTATGGAGAAAATCAAAAAGAATTAAAAATACAAAGAATTAGATGTAATGGATTGGTACTAGGCTTAAATCTTCCGCCAATACAATACCACTTTCATTATTGTAGAAGTACAATAATGTATTTGCCACTAGTTGAAAAACAAGAAAAAACAGAGTATAATCTAGATATACCAAAAATAAGTAAAGATATTAAACAAGTTTTAAGTGATACGAAATTAAATCCAAATGTAAAAAGGTTATTTGATAAATATCTAACAAGTAATAATGCAAAAATAGACAATAATTTAAATGTACCAATGAGATACAATATTAATGATGATAAAATATATATAAACCCTAATCATTCAGACTTTAAATATTATGATTTGTCTGAAAGTTTAACACATGAAATTATACATATGATAGATATAAGAAATAATATATCTAATAAACTAAATGTAGACAATGAATTAAGAAGAGCAAGATTACAAATAGATGTAGATGAAGATAAATACATTAATATGTTATCTAGTAGCAAATATGAAGATAATATGACATTAAGTGATATATTTTCTGCCATAACTAATGGAAAAATATCAGGAAACTATATGCATTCAAGTAAATACTGGATAAAGGATTCGACAAGAATAGAAAAGGAACTTTCTGCAAATATAATGTCAGCATATTTAAATAAAAACCAAGATACATTAAATATCATAGATTCAATAAATGGGCTAAAACAAATTAAAGAAAAGGTAGTGAAGTTATACAATGATTATACCAGATGAAATAAAAGAATTAATTCATAAATATATAGAAAAGAATGGAAAAAGGCCATTAGGTTTTAATTATGATGAATGGAATAGTTTTGCAGAGTATAAAGAATATTTAGAAAAAGAATTAGAAAAGTAGCACTTACTAACAGGTAGGGGCTTTTATTATGGAGGTAAATATGAGTAAGGAAGAATTAATTGCACTTGTAAACACCTTGGAAATAGAGGAAATACAGAATTTTAAAATCGAATATTATTCTGATAGAAGTTATGGATATCAAGATGACAGAAAAACAAGAAAAATAGAATTTGAAAAATAAGAGTAAGTACAGAATTGTATTTACTCTTTTATTATGGAAAGAAGGTGGAAATATGCAAGAACAATTAATACCAAATGGAAAAGAAAATGTAAAGAAATCTATTATAGCAATAGGTCAAGAACTTATAAAGAGGGCAGATGATATAACAAACGACTTGAAATTTGTCTCTAACATTGAAATTAATGCGAATTTGACACCAGATGAAATAACTAATTTTGATATAAAGAAAAAATATACAGCAATTTATGAAGGAAAGGGGGAAAAATAGATGGCATTAGATAGAGTTTTTAGTACACCAACAATCACGGTAGATCAAGATAAATATGATGAATTAATAAAAATATCTGATAGGTATGAACAATTAATAAAAAAAGAAAAAGAGCTATTTGATTTTGGAAAAGCAATTCAATATTTAAAAGAAGGAAAAAGACTACAAAGACAAGGCTGGAATGGCAAAAAACAATATATAGAATTAGCAACCAATATTAGTTACAAAAATGCTAATGATGAAATAATAAATGCTGAACATGATGCAATAGGAAATAAAGCAATAGCATTTGTTGGAACATCAGGTATTCAATTAGGTTGGTTAGCAAGTCAAGCTGATATGTTAGCCGAAGATTGGAAAATCGTGGAGGAGGAAAAATAATATGTGGTTATTAGTTTTAATATTAAGTATTAAATTACAAATGCCAACTTGGTATTGGATTATATTTACTATAATTACAATATTTAGACCAATTATTTGGGTGTTTAAATATAATTTTGCTGAAGGATATACGAAAGCAAAGAACAAAAATAATAAATAAGTTATTAACATTTTTAAATTATATATGTATATAGTGGCGGAATAGGTAGACGCTATGTGTATGGATAAGATAATTGCCCTAGTGTTGGAAGTACTTTGACTAGATAAAACATTATTATGGGTTATAGATTGCCTCTCACTTGATGTCAAATATAAAGTGTAAAAATAATTATCATGTTAGGTGCAAATCCTAACCTATATACCAAAATTTAAGAGCTAGACGTAGCTCTTATTTTTATGCCCTGGACAAGGCTCTAAAAGGTCTATTTTTGTTTGGTTAGACTTCCGTAAAAAGTCAAATAGTTTGGTTATAACACCGTAAAAGTTAAGGAGGAAATGGTTATGGAAAATAACGAAGAAACAAAAACAAATATGGAATCTACTGCCGAGAGTGTAGAAAAAGTTGAAACATCAAAAGTAGAAGAAAATAAAGAAAAAACTTTTACAAGAGATGAAGTAAACAAAATGATTAATGCTGAAAAGCAAAAAGAAAGACAAGCAATTTTAGAAGAAATGGAAGCAAAAAAAGCAGAAGCTGACAAACTTGCAAAAATGGACGAAGACCAAAAAAAGTCTTACGAATTGGAGCAAGAAAGAGCTAGAGCAAATAAGGCTGAAAACGAACTAAATGCTTATAGACTAAAAGACGAAACAATTCGCCAAGCAAGTCAAAGAGGTATCTCATTAGGATACATAGAAACTATTGATTTTTCAAGAGAAACTGCTGAAAGTATCAATTCAAAATTAGATATATTTGAAAAAGTATCAAAAGCAGATAGAGAAAAAGCAATAAATGAGTATTCTAAAGAACCTGCTCCTCAAACAGGAGATTCAATTGAAGGTTCTAAACCAGAAAGTCAAATGACTTATGAAGAACTTTGCAAATTATCAAAATATAAAAATTAAAAGAAAGAAGGTATAAAAAATGGCAGATTTCACAAGTACAGGAACATTTAACAAAAAATATTTTAATGAAAGAGCATTCGGTGCTTATTATGACACAATTCCACAAGAAAGATTAAATTTATTAATAAAATCAGGAGTATTACAAGGAAATAATAGAATAAGAGAAATGTTTGCATCACAAACTGGTGCTGAATATGGAATAATTCCAATGATAGGAAGATTAAAAGGCAAACCAGTAAACTATGATGGGAAAACAAAATATGATGAAGGAAAAACATTGCCAACATATAAACAAGGTGTTGTTGTTATTGGTAGAAAAGACAAGTTTTATGAAAATGACTTTACATATGATGTAACATCTAAAAAAGACTTTATGAGTCAAGTTGCAGACCAACTAGGAGATTACTGGGATAGCGCATGGGAAGATGTATTATTAATTATAACAAAAGCATTATTCTCAATGAAATCAGATGCAGGTAAAGTTTTTGCTTCAAAACACACATATGATATATCAGAAGAAACTGAGTCATCAGTAGCTGAAACAACATTAAATACAGCGTTACAAAAAGCATGTGGAGATAGAAGAAGAAACTTCAAATTAGCAGTAGCAAACTCTGTAATAGTAACAAATCTAGAAGGTAAAAAATTAGTAACAAACTTAAGATATAATGACCCAAATGGAATTGAAAGAGAACTAAATGTTTATACATGGAATGGAAAATTATTAATTGAATATGACGAAATAACAGAAGAAGAGGGAGCCCCAATATATGCAAAAACTTCTGATAAAACTTTAACAGAAGGAAAAACATATTATACAAAAAGCGGAACAAATTATACAGCAGTTGCAGAACCTTCTGTTGAAAATATTGGAAACTATTATGAAATTTCAGGATATGGAGATTCTAAGTATGTTACTTATGTTTTCGGAAAAGGAGCATTTGACTATGAAGACTTAGGAGCAAAAGTACCTCATGAAATGGATAGAGATGCTGATAATGATAGAGATTACTTATATGAAAGACAAAGAAAAGTAATGGCTCCTCATGGTGTTAGTTACTTAATGAAAAATCAAGCAACAGATTCACCAACAGATGAAGAATTAGCAGATGGAGCAAACTGGGATTTAGTAGTAGGTTCTGATGGAAATACATATAACCATAAAGAAATTGCTATAGCAAGAATAATCTCAAAAGGATAGAAAGGAAGGCAATAGATGTTAGAACAAATAAAACAAAGATTAGGAGCAAATTATATTGAAGATACAGATAATATAATACAAGACATCATAGCAGATATGACTTCTATTGCCTGTGATGCTTCTAATCGTAAAGAAACCGATAATAAATTATTTCCATACATAAAAAAAGCTGTTATATCCGAATATAACGCAAGAGGTTCAGAAGGCCTATTAAGTCGAAATGAGGGTTCTATTTCAAGTTCATTTAATGATATAGAAAAGAAGTTAAGAATAGATGTTGCTTCAATAAGGATATTTAAGTAATGTTATTACGAGATTTAACAAAAGTATATATATCAGAATATGAAGAAATAGAAAACCATGGAGAACCAGATAAAGTATGGAAATATAAAGGACAAGCTTGGTTAAATATGCAGAATGATGTCAATGAGTTAGACAGAAAATCAACAGGTGAAGTGGATTATAGCACATATAAAGGTCGTACGACTAGAGATTATGATATACAAAAAGGCAATGGAATATCATTTGAAGATGTCTCAAAATTAGAGAAGTTTATTCCGGAGTATAGAGTACTAGATAAAAATAAAATAGGAAGTACATATGTATATAGAATGGAGAAAATACAATGATAAATTTCAATTGTAATATAAAAGTAAAACATAATTTTAAAAATATAGATGCCATAATTCAAAGACTACCACAAACTGCAAAAATAATAACAGAAGATGTGTTAAAGAACATTAGAGGTTATGCTATAAGATTGGAAAAAGGTCATAATGAAGAGGGTATATTAGTTGAAATGATTGATATGACCACTAAAGAAGTGAAGGGAAAAGTTTATGCTGATCCTTCTAAATTTATGAGTAATGGAGTTTCATATTTGTTTTTTGAATATTTTGGAACAGGTGCTAATGCTGAAATGGAACATATTGGAAAATCAAAACACTTTTTAGAGAGTGGTTATACAGAATGGTTTATTCCAGTAAGCAAAGTTGAAAAGGCATTGCCATACCCAGTTGTAAATATTCAAGGTATGGATTTTTATATTGCTCATGGAATGAAAGCCAACCACTTTATGTCTGATGCAAGTTTTAAAAGTAGAAACGAAAATGCAGAAATAGTTAAGAAAAAATTAGATGAGATGTTAAAGGAGATATGTAAATGAAAAATTTAAGTGAATTAGAGTTTAGCGATTTAGTATATGAAAAACTAGAATCATTGAAGTATAAACAAATATTAACAAATCCAACAACTACAAGTAAATTTCCTTGTTTAGAGTTACATACACCTTTAAAATCAGTAAACTTAACTGAAAATGCATTTCCAATTAAATCTACATTTCAAATATCAATAACTTGTTGGAACGAAAAGCAACGCCAAGCAATGAAAATGGCAGATGAAGTTGATAAGAAACTTCAAGAATATAATTTTACAAGGACAAATACCAATCCTGCAATATATGACTCTATATTGCAAAAATACGGTATAACAATAACATTTGAGGTCATTTACAATGCAATAATGAACTCATTTGATTTTATAAGATAATAGGAGGAAATTAAAATGGCAAATGAAATAGTAGATAAAAATACTGAAAATAATGAAATGCCTGATGTAAGCAAATGGGTGAAAGTATTTTATGCTGAAACAAAAACAGGAGAAAGAACACAAGTTGCATTTGTGGAAAAAATTCCAGTGCTAGAGGAAGCACCAGACCAAATAACTGGTTCTGCATTAGATTTAGATTATGAGTTTGCACAACCAGGAATCAAAAAAGCATCTAATATTGAATTAGATATATATTATACACATACACAACACAAAACATTAAGAACATTAAAAGATAAAGAATTGTATTGGTTTTTCCAAAATCCAGCACATACTGCACCATCAGGTGGAAAACCAATAGTAAGAACATTAAAAGGAAAAATGTTCGTAACAATGCAAGAAGTATCAGTAGGAGAATATTTAAAGGATAAAATGACAATATATAAAAATGGTGATGTTGAAGAAACAGAAGGATTTCCCACAGCCTAGTTCTGATGTAAGTGTCGTGTCAGAACAAGAAAAAATAGACACTAATAATATAGAGAAGGCAAAAAAATAAGCCTTCTCTCTTTTGCAAAGGAGAGAATAAAAAATGGAATTAGAAACAAAATTTAAAACAATAAAATTAGTATTTACAACAAGAAAAATAGTAAATATAACAAATATATTAAAAGGAAAAAACTTTGAAGATTTATATTTCAAAGTTGTAAATGAAAGTAATCTAGATGCATTATCTAAAATTATATACATTTTTGCTGAGGATGAAGCCGGCATTAAATCATTCAAAACAAGTGAAGAGGTATATGACTTTTTAGATGATTATAAAGAAGAAACAGGAAAATCATATTCTGATATTTTTAATGAATTAGCAGAGGTAATCAATAAAGAGGGTTTTTTCAAGAGCAAAATGAGCGAAGAGGAATTGAAACAAAAAATATCAAATCCATTATCAGAAGTAGATATGGAATCAATAATCAAGACATCAGCGGAAAAAGTAATAGCACAAGTAACAGAAAAAGAAATGTTAGCACAAGCTTAGATAGTATAATGGAAAATATACGAAATGCAAAAACAATAGAAAACATGGTATATGGATTAGAACCATTAGCATATTATTTTGGAATGAAACCGCATGAATTTTGGAATAGTAGATATTCAGAAATAAATATATATTGCCAAGTTAATCTTGCGAAAATAATTGATGACTTAAAAAGGGAAATTAATTTACAAGAAGCGGTAACAAATAAACTAATAAGAGCAGATAGTATGAGTATAAATCCTAAAATTATTTTAATTAGAGATAATTATAAGGAGTTATTTAAAATAGACGAAAAAGGACAAATATAGAAAAACAAAGAATGTTATTTAAGGGATAATATAAAATAGCAAGAACAATTTTATACTTCTTTTATATAAATTATGTTCTTGTTAATATTATTTTAAATCTTCATTATTGTTCAATTCTTCTATTGCGTGCCTAGTTGCAGCGACGATAAAAGCAGTAAATGTGGTTTCTTTTCCTCTTATAGCATTTTCTACATCATCTATTACATCATTTGGAAATCTAATACAACGTTGGGTTGTTGATGGAATTATAGGTATTTTAAAATTATTCATTGTGAACCTCCTATTACTATTATAAACATTTTGGTAAAATACGTATGCAATGCAATTGGTATACGATTGGTATGCAATTGAACGGCATACAAAAAAAGTATTTTAATATATTATAAAGTAGTAAAAATAAAAAGTATGTCGAATGTAGTCGAACTTAACATGTAAATTTCGACATGCATAAAAATAAAAGGAGGAATTGGTATGGCTCATTATCAAACAATGACATCAGATAAAAATAAAGATACAGCATTAATAATGTGTATATTAGGAGGATGGTTTGGATTACATCAGTATTATGTTGGAAATATAGGAAAAGGATTATTATATACATTTACTTTTGGTTTTTGTATGATTGGATGGCTCCTAGACATAATAAAGATACTATTAGGAAGCTTTAGAGACAATGTAGGGGCACCATTAAGAGCAACAAAAAAACAAAATAATTGAGGAGATTAAAAAATGGATAAAGAATTTATATCTTTTATGAAAGATTATTTAAATAATAAATTTGAAAAAGTAGTGGAATGTAAAGAAGGTACAATGCTTTTTGATGTATCAACAAATGAGAAAGCTTGTGAATCAGTAACAAATTTAGAGAAAGAGATAATAAATACAAATATTAATTTACTTTATGCTTATCATCAATGGCTAAAGGAAAATAAAAAAATAAAATAGAAAAACACTTGCAATGCAGGTGTTTTTCTTTTTGTAAGATCCAAAAAGAAAGGAGGAATGACTTATTACAGTAGAAGAAATAGAGATAATTGTAACAGCAAAAATAGAGGAAGCATTAAAAGAATTTGAGAAAATTGTGCCAAACATAAAAAAGCAAATGAAACAAATCCAAGAAGCTTTTTCAAAAATTGATACTAAAGAGATGCAAAATAAAGTTCAACAAGCTACTAATTTTGTTAAGAAAAAAGTACAAGATTTAAAACAAAGTTCAAAAAATAATGAAGTAGCTATTAAAGTTAATAATAAAGATGCTCAAAAACAAATATCTCAAATACAAAAACAAATAGATAGTTTGCAAGAAAAAATAAATGCTCGACAAATGAAATTAAACGTAATAAATCCTCAAATTGATAAAATAGTAGATGATACTAGAAAAAGTGTAACACCAGAAGGAATAAATTCTAATGATAAAGCAATGGATACAACAGTTAATAATGCATTAGGAAACAATAAATATTTTACATCATTAAATAGTCAGGCACAAAAATTATATACGGAAATAGAGATGTATAATACTCAGTTAAGTGAAGCAAAAGGTAAAATGTCACAACTAGAACAACAAACATCACAAACAGCAACTACTCAAAGCAAATTGGGTAGTTTTTTTAGTGCTTTTAAATCTAAAATAGAACAGGCAAAAACAGTAGCAGGTAGAATAGGAACAGCATTTAAAAACGTTGGAAGTGATATAGCAATATGTTTGAACCCTATAAATTTAATAAAAAAGGGAGCAGGAGCAATTGGAAATGTTGTTAAAAATATTGGAACAAAAACTAAAGATGTTGGAACTGGCATAAAAAGTGGGATAGGAACAGTACTAAAATATGCAACAGCATTGTTTAGTTTAAGAAGCATTTATTCTACATTGAGTAGTTGTGCTCAAAGTTGGTTGTCAAGTCAAAATGCTGGAGCTAAACAGTTAAGTGCAAATATAGAATATATGAAATATGCAATGGGAAGTGCATTAGCACCAATTATTCAATTTGTAACAAATTTAGTATATCAATTAATGAAGGCGGTACAAAGTGTTGCTTATGCATTAACAGGTGTAAATATATTTGCAAAAGCAAGTGCAAGCTCGTATGCAAGTATGGCTGGAAATGCCAAAAAAGCTAAAAACGAGACAAAAAGCTTATCTAGTATACATAGTGAAATAAATAATGTGCAATCTAATGATAATTCAGATAGTGGGAGTAGTGGAAGTACAGCACCAAGCTTTGATTTATCTGGAATAGATAATACACCTAATAGTATTATAGATGCTATAAAAAATGGAAATTGGTATGAAGTTGGAGCAACAATTGGAGAAAAATTAAATGAGGCAATGAGCAATATACCTTGGGATAAAATACAAAGTACAGCAAAAAACATAGGAACCAATATTGCACAATTTTTAAATGGGTTCATAGCAACAACAGATTGGAATCAAGTTGGGAATACATTTGCACAGGGATTAAATACAATTATTTATTTTGGCTATAATTTCGTAACTAACTTTGATTGGAAACAATTTGGAAAAGCAATTGGTGACGCAATAAATGGATTTTTTAATAATGTTGACTGGGCTGTAGCGGCTAAAACATTGAGTGAAGGAATAAAAGGAATATTAGACACAATATCTACTACATTAGAAACTATTGATTGGCAACAAATGGCTAGAGATGTTGAGGAATATGTTCAAAATATTGATTGGAGCGGAGTTGTATCTGCGATATTCAGAGGTATAGGAGCAGCATTGGGTGGATTAGCACTATTTTTAGGAACATTAATAAGTGATGCTTTTACTGGAATAGGAAAATATTTCGATGACAAGATTGAAGAATGTGGAGGAAATATAGTATTAGGAATACTTAAAGGAATAGGAGATGCTGTTATTGGCATAGGACAATGGATATATGACAATATATTTAAGCCATTCATAGATGGCTTTAAAAGTGCTTTTGGAATACATTCTCCATCTACTGTTATGGAAGAACAAGGAAAATTTATTATAGAAGGTTTAAAAAATGGATTAACAGGAATATGGGAAAAAGTTGCAGGGATATTTGAAGGATTTTCTAAAAATGTGAAAGATAAGTTTAAAGAAATAAAGGAAAAAGTAGAAGATACTTGGGAAAAAGTAAAAAGCAAAACAAAAGAAAAATGGGAAGAAATAAAAGGAAATGTTACAGATACTTGGAAAAATATAAAAGACAGTGCAAAAGAAAAATTTGATAATATTAAAAGCAAAGTAACAGATACTTGGAACAACATTAAGAATGATCCAAACAAAGTAGGAATGGCAACGGCTATAAGTAACACTTTTTCGAGTATTAAGGAAAAAGTTAGAGAAAAATTTGATAATATTAAAACTAAAGTAACTGATAGCTGGAACAACATTAAAAACGATAAAAACTTATCAAGTATGTCGGATACAATCAAAAATACTTTTAGCAATTTAAGCAGTAAATCATCTGATTGGGGAAAAGATTTAGTAAGCAATATGGCGTCGGGAATTAAGAATAATATACATAAGGTTACTAGTGCTGTAAATTCAGTTGCAGAAAAAATAAAAAATTTTTTACACTTTACAGAACCAGATGAAGGGCCATTATCAAATTTTCATACATATATGCCAGACATGATTGATTTAATGGTAAATGGAATAAAAACTAATACAAGCAAAGTAAAAAATGAAATAGAAAATTTAGCAGGAACAATGTCATATACAATAAACACAGAAACAATAAAAGACATTCCTTCTACAATTCCAAATATAAAACCAATAAATATTCAATCTAATAATATAAGGGATACATTTGAAGATGTATTATCTAATTATAGTGGTAATAACAATGACAGACCAATATACCTAACAGTTAATGTAGGAAATGAAAAATTAGGACAAATATTACTAGATAATTTAAGAGATAAGAAAAGAAGAACAGGAAAAGACATAGAAGCTTTAGTAGGAGGATAGAAATTATGTTATGGAAATTAAATGGAAAATTAATGAAAACACCATCTACATATAAAGACAATATAGAAGATACAGACAACGACAGTTATACATCAAAAGTAACAGGAGCATTAATAGACAACCCTATTGCAATTGGAATGCTAAAGCTTGAAATGAGCTGGGATTACTTATCAGAAGATGAGGCAGAAGAACTTTTGCAAGCAACATATCAAAATCCAATGATAGTTACAGTAAAATGTCCTAGTGTACAAGGCGGTATGTTAGAAAATGCTAAATTCAGAGTAAGTAAAAGAACAAGCGAAATGCACAAAACAGGTAATGATGAAGACACTTCCAAATCAAAATGGAAAGTGTCTTTTAATTTGATGCAAAAAGAGTTAACAGCACAGCAAAAAGCAACAGTAAATAAAGCAAAGGGGTTGAGTTAATGTACGAAACAAGTAAAAAATGGAAACAAAATATATATGAAGACCCAGTTTGTGCAATGAATATTTATATAGATGATGTATTAGTAAATCCAGACTATATATTGGATTTTAAAAAAGGTGGAAACGCATTTGAAGAAGAATTTTGTTTAGGAGGTACACCAAGTCAATATATTGAAATGAAAATATATAAAGATAAAATGCCAGAAACTCTTTCAAAAATAAGAGTAGAATATGGGATTTTAATCAATCATGCATTAACAGTATCAGAAGTAAATGCAATGTTAGTAGGAACATTGAATGGAATACCCGTTAAAAGTTTAAGTAGTAATGATAGTAGCTTTGAAATGATACCTATACGGAATATACAATGTAGATGATTACACAGACAATGATGACAATACAATAACAATAAAAGCACTAGATAATATGATTAAATTTGAATTTAATTATGATGGCAGTGAATTAATAACAAAAGGTGAAGCAACACTATTAGAAGTAGCACAAGATATCTGTAATAAAGCAGGAGTAGAATTAGGTTCTACTTCTTTTTTAAATTCAGATAAAAAAGTTTCAGTTTATGACAATACTGTAACTGCAAGAGAATATATAAGCTATATTTCGGAGAGCGCAGGTGGTTTTGCTTGTATTGATAGAGAAGGAAAACTGTGTTTTAAAAAGTTCTATCAAGATGAAACAGAAATTTCTCTTGAAATGTTTGGAGAATATAAATGGGGCGAAGAATTTAAAATTTCAAAAGTATCTTATGAAGATGGAAAAAGGGATTTTAAATTTGGAAGTGATGCAAGAAATAATCTTTGGATTAATCAAGAGAATATGTATATTGTGGATGCAGAACAGGTACAAAATATTTTTAATGAAGTAAATGGGTTAACAGTTACAACTTTTGAGGGAAAAACATTAATAGATCCAGCTACAGATATAGGAGACAAACTTATTATTGATGGAAAAAGTGTTGTTTATCAAGGAGAAATGTCACTTGAAGGAAGATTTATAGCACAAATATCAAGTAAAATACAAATAAAACAAAAAGAAGAAACAACAGTAAAAAAAGAAAGTCAAAAGGTTGTAAATAGAAGAGTTCAAAGCAGAATAGATCAAGCAGAAGGAAAAATACAACAGTTAATAGAAGAAACATCAGAGCAAGAGCAAAAATTAACTCAGACAATACAAGATATAGATGGATTTACACAAAAAGTATATACAAAAGATGAAGTAACAGAAAAAGTAAATGAATTAAAACATACAATAGATAACATTACATTTCAACAACAAACAAAAGGTGGAGGAAATATATTCTTCTATGCAAAAGAATACTGGAAAGGAAGTACAGATAATAGTGAGGCAACATTAGAAGAATATACAAACACGTTAATACAACAGAACAATATAAGTGATGAGGGCTATCTAATTAATAATGGAGTGTCTATTCAATCACAAGTTGTAAAAAATGGTTCATATGCAATTAGTTTTAATTATTACAAATTAAAAGCAGATGCAACTGGATATATAAAAGTGAATGGCACTGAATATAAACTAGACGGTGATGCTGAAGTATGGAAAGAAATGACAATAGTTGTTGAAATAACAACTAATAACATAAAGATAGAGATTGGCAGTGATACAGTAGCATCTTATTACATATCAGATTTAATGGTAGCAACAGGTACAGAAAAAAGTGTATGGACACAAAATGCAAACGAGACAAGAACAGATACTGTCGAAATTGGAAAAGGTATACAAGTAAATTCTAGTACTAAGAACGTATACACAAGGATAGATGCTGACGGAAATAGAACATTCAATAGTTCTACAAATGAAAGAGTAGCAGAAATGACGGACAAGGGTGTTTATTCTAAACAATTAGAAGTAAAAGAACAAGCAAAAATTAATTTACTATTAATTCAACAAGTTGGAAATCAAGTTTGGCTGAATGGATTGGAGGGATAGAAGTGGCAGATTTTACACAAAGTGGAGGAAGCAGTGGTGGAACTTATGCAAAATATTACACAGGTAAATTAAGTGTATGGGAAAATAGTTATGATATCGCTTCAAATAGTTCGAACGTTGGATACAGATTACAGTTAATCTCTGGAAATTCAGGACGATTTGGTGATTTAAAAGCAAGTTATAGTGTAACTATAGATGGAGTTTGTAGAAATAGTGGAAGTGGTTCATATAGTTTAGGACATAATGGGACAATAACATTATGTGAAGGTAATTTTACAGTTTGGCATAATGATGATGGAAAGAAAAGCGTTTGGTGTAGTGCTGTAATAGATTTTCAAAGTCATTCAGCTAGCCCAGGTGATTTTTATCCAAGTGGAAATTTGAACTTATCCACAATACCACGTTACACAACTGTATATAATTCTTTGAGAAGTAAAACAATAAATACATTAGATATAAATTGGAGTACAACTAACGCAATAGACTGGGTACAATATTCATTAAACGGCGGCGGATGGACGGATATATATGGAAATCCTGATGGAGCATATAGAAATGGACATTATCAGATAACAGGATTAAATCCAAACACAAATTATACTATAAAAACAAGATGTAAAAGAACAGATAGTCAACTATGGAGTGAGGCAGGAAAATTTAATGTAACGACATATGATATAGCAAAATTAACTTCAACTCCAAATGTGAATATTGGCTCAGCACATGACATTACATGGACAAACCCTAGCGGAGCAAGTACAAGCCTAAAACTATGTAAAACAGATAATTCAACAATAATAGATTACGGAGCAGTTACAGGAACTAGTAAATCAATTACACCAACTGCAAGTAAAATATATCCACTAACTCCAAGCTCTAATACATATAAAGCAAGATATATTATAACAACTACTGCAAACGGAAAATCTTATACAAACTCAAAAGATTTTACATTCACTGTAACAAATAGTAATCCAATATTCAGTAATTTTACATATCAAGATACAAACGCTACAATAACAGCTTTAACAGGAAATAATCAAATATTAGTAAGTGGTTATTCTAATGTAAAAGCAACAGTAAGCACAGCTAATAAAGCGACGGCTAAAAATAGTGCAACAATGAAAACATATAAACTTGCAATTGGAAACAAAAATACTTCTGTAAATTATAATGCAAGTGCTGACGTTAGTTTAAATATTAATTCAATTAATAATAATGTCTTAGATTTATATGCAATAGATAGCAGAGGCAACAGTACAAAAGTAAGAAAAACAGCAACTATAAAAAATTATAGCAATATTAAAATAAAAACGTTATCGGTAACAAGACAGAATAATGTCGGAACAGTAACTACATTAAAATTTGAAGGGGAATTTTGGAATGCAAGTTTTGGTAGTGTGACAAATGCAATTACTAACTGCAAATATAAATACAAAACAACTTCAAGTTCAACGTGGGCTGATGGAAAAACAACATTAACATATACCATATCAGGAAATAAGATTACAGGAAGTTTAAATGTACAAGGTGATAAAGGTACAGATGGTTTTAGTGCAGATAACTCTTACAATATTCAATTAATATTGTCTGATAAATTATCAACAGCAACATACAATGTTATTTTATCGTCAGGAAACCCTGCTCTAGCAATATATAAAAATAATGTTGCGATTGGACAACAATATGATACAAGCGAGGGAAGTAAATTACAAGTTAATGGAAACACATCTGTAGCAGGCTATGGTAAATACAAAAATGGAATTTATTCAAGGAATAGTGGAGAAGTAGGAACACCAGTTGGAAATGGAAAACTAGTAATTAAAAGAGCTAACAATTCAGAAGCACCAAACAATGGCGTTGTTTTAGAGTTCGGAAATACAAAAACTTATGCAGGTCAATTATATATTGGCGATAATGCTACACAAGGAATTTACTATAATGGTTGGTCTGACGGAAAAAGAGGAACATGGAAAAGATTAGCAGATGTTCCTGTAACACTATATAATAACAGTTCTGGAACAACAGGAACAGTAACATTAAGCGAAACGGCAGCAAATTTTAATTATTTAGAAATATTTTATTGTGACAATCATAATAATCAAATTCAAAGTAAAACTTTGCCATCTCCTAACGGAAAACAAATTTCGTTAGACAATTTAGAACCTGGCGATAAAGCAGAGGCATATCAAAGAGTTTCTTCATATACAATATCAGGAACAAATATTACTCGTAAGAACTCTGTTTATTTTGTCATTGACTCAAAAGGCGCGATATCAATTAATACTAATGTATATAATAAAATAATAAAAGTTCTTGGGTATAAATAGGAGGTAAAAATGGCTATAAAAAAAGAAATTGAATTAGAAAATGGAATAATAGTAAATTATCATAGAATAGTTAGCATAAATAAAATAACGAATGATTGCAATATTATTGAAGTAGCTTCTTATACTTCTGAAAAGCAAAGAGATAAAGAAAAAGAATATTACAGAAGTACAGATGAAAATAAACAAATGAATGTGTTTATTGAGACAGAGTATATTCGAAAAGACTATTCAGAGAGTGAAAAAATAGAAGAGTGTTACGAATATTTAAAAACTTTGGATAAATTTAAGGATGCAGAAAATACCTAGGAGGTGTAATATGAGTGAAACAACAAATTTAAAATTAAAAAAACATGATAGTCCATCAACAAATGAAGAACAATTTGACATAGAAAATTACTTAAATGGAAACTGGGATAAAATAGATGAAAATGTAGGAGAAGTTAACACAAATATATCAAACATAAACTCAAAGAATAAAGAACAAGACACAAATATAGAGCAACTACAAGAAAACACAGAAACATCAAATAATAAAATAGAAAAGTTAGAAACAGAGCTAAAAGAAATGCAAGAAGATTTTTATCAAAACAGTATAAGAGGACAAGCAAGTGGAGAATACATACATGTAGAAGACAGCAGCAATTGTAGAGCAAAAATAAAAATAAGCGGAAATAGCGAGCAAGAGACAAGAAGTGGGAAAAATATTCTTGAAAATTCAGACAACAATGTTAGTCAATATGGATTAACAGCAACTATACAAAATGATGGAAATGTTAAAATTTCAGGTACGTCAACGGCCGAAACAACAAAATACTTAACTAATATAAAGAAAGTTTCAGTAGATTTAATTAAAGAAGGTAATTACACAATAAGCTTTAAAAATTCTAAAAATATGAATGATGTTTCTATTAGATTAAGAAAATATAATGGAACAGATAAAACTGAAATAAAAAATATTTATCTAAATGCTATAAACAAATCAGAAGTTTTAAACTTAAAATCTCTAATAGATACAGATACAATTGAAATTGAATTAGATGTAATTTGTTATGGAAATAGTGAGTATAATTTTGTTTTATATCCACAACTAGAACTAGGAGAAGAAACTGAATACGAAGAATACGGAGTAATGCCATCACCAGACTATCCAAGCGAAATAGAAGTTGTTGGTAGTAATGTGAATTTATTTGCAGGAGGAGATACTGTCACAAATAATGGAGTAACATTTACAAAAAACAAGGATGACTCTTATGATATTGTTGGTATGGCTACAGAACAAGCAAATTGTATAAACTTTGTTGATATTCAAAATTCAGGAATTATAAATGGAAATATATATAATATACATGTTAGTGAAAATTTGCCAGATGGAGTAAAAATATTAATAGAAGCATATAATGATACAACTTGGATAAGACATGTATTAGGTTCTTCTTTAATGCCTAATGTGTCCGAAGCAAATATTGAAAATGCAAATAAGATAAGATTTACATTAAGAGTAGAAAAAGGAATAAGTGTAAATATTCATAATTTAAGAATTAAATTAGAAAAGGATACAATAGAAACGGCATATAGCAAATACGGTCAAGGCTCTGTCAAAGTAACTAAATGTAATAAAAATTTATTAGATTTCACACAACTTACAGAGAATTATCTTTGGCAATGTACAGAGACTATAAATAATGGAATTATAAAGATTATATCAAATTCATCAGTTGGTGTATCTTTTGCTAGATTTAATAATAGTTTAATATTAGATACAAATAAAACATATACAATAAGTGCTAATACTTCTGATGATTTTGCAGGATTTAAAGTGCTTTATCCATTATTAGGAGAGTATAGTGATTTAGGAGAAAAATCATTAACTTTTAAACCAAAAGAAAGTATTGTAAGATTAGTGTTCTATGTAAAAATAAATAAAAGTTGTACAATATCTAATATTCAAGTAGAAGAAAATGTAACAGCAACTCCATATGAACAACACGAAGAACAATCATACATAATACCAACACAACAAACACTTAAAGCAATTGGAGACATAAGAGATACATTTATAAAGATAAATGACAAATGGTATGAAAGACATAATATTAATAGAAAAAAACTAGATGGTACAGAAAATTGGTTGATGGTAGATAATAATTCTAGATTTGGTATAAGGATGACAGAGCAACAGGCAAAAATTAATATACAACAATCTGCCCATAATTTAACGGAATGTTTAAGTAATAGATTAATAAATAGTACGCAATTAGATATTGTCAAAGTTACGAATGGAATTGCATTTAGCCAATGGACAGATACACAATATTTGTATTTATCAAAAATTAAAGATAGTATTGATGAACTAAAAAAATATTTAGCAGAAAACGAAACATATGTAGATTATCCACTAGAAGTACCACTTGATATCGAATGTACATCAGAACAAAGTGCAGTTTTAGAAAAACTAAACAACGCAAGAACATATAAAAATGTAACAAACTTATATAGCACAAATGAAGTAAGTGCAATTCTAAGCCTAGATTATGCAAAAGATTTAGAAACATTATTAAACAATGTACAAGCTTTAGCTTTAAATAATGCAAGTGAGGGGGTATAGAAATGGTAGATTTATCAAAACTATTTAAAAATGCAGTAATGAACTTATATAAAAGTAATGTATATACGGTAGATTATGCAATAATAGAAGCATCAAAACTAGCAGATAAAAACAAAATAAATGCAAAAGACTATGAAGAGTTGATAGCATATTTAGCAAAAGAGCAAGAAAGGTCAATGAAAGTTGAAGAGATAGCAGAAGATATAGTAGAGAATGTAGAAAAAACTGCAGAGGAACCAACAGAAAAAGTTGAACAAACTGAAAATAAAGAAACAGCCAAGGAGGAAGAATAATGCAAGAAATAATAGAAATGATAAGTAAATATGGTGTTTCGTTTGTTATTGTAGGATTATTTTTATATGACTGGCTTACCACAAGAAAAGATATGCAAAAAACATTAGAACAAAATAGTACATGTTTAATAGAAATACAAAATACAAATAGAAATACGGCTAAATCACTTGAATTGTTGCAAAAGAGCATGGACAACCAGTCCGAATTTTTACAAGTACATGATAAAAGATGTGAAGCTATAGAAAAAGATATAGAAAAAATTGAAATTAGAATGGGGGAGAATTGATTATGAAAGAAAAACAATATAGAAATATAACTTTAATAATTGTTTCAATTTTAGTAGGATTATTAGGTGGATTTGGATTTTATAATGCAAATAAAAATAAATCAAATGATGAAATAATTGATAGTGCTGTAAACGAAGTATTAGATTATATTGATAACAAATCTAGTACAGAAATACCAAGCTTAACAGAAACAGACGAACAAAGTCTAGAAGTCCAAGAGACAGAATCCGAAGGATTTGAAGAGCAAGGAATAGTAGCATATAATGGAGCAGAAAAAACACCAAATGTGAATGTTGGAGAATATGCAGGATTAACATATTATTCACAACTAGACAATAGATGGCGTTATAATATGTACTCTAGTGTAGGAGATGGTTCACAAACAATAGGAACATCAGGATGTGGACCTACAAGTTCAGCAATGATCGTGTCAAGTATAAAAGGAAATATAACACCAGATCAAATGGCCGACTTATATACACAATATGGTTATCGTTCTGCAAATCAAGGTACATATTGGTCAGCATTTAAATGGACTGCAGATGTATTTGATATTGGATATAGTGAGTGTTACAAATTAGATGATGCAGTAGCAAAATTAAAAGATAATCATTACATAATAGCAAGTTGTAATCAAGGATTATTTACATATGGAGGACATTTTATAGTTTTAACAGGAGTTGAAGGAGATTATATAAAAGTATATGACCCTTACTTGTATAATGGAAAATTTGATGTAGCAAGCCGTAGAGGAAAAGCAACAGTACAAGATAATACAGTATATGTATCAATAGAAAACTTTAGAGCATATGCTAATTATCAAAAATTTTTCTGTTTTAAAAATGATAGAACAGACATAAAAGAAAATACAACTACAACGGTAGTAACAGATAACACAACATCAAATGTAAATGCAGTTAATTATCAAGTAAGGATTACTGCAAATACAGGACTAAATATTAGAGCAGGAGCTAGTACAAGTTATAATAGAATTGGTGGATATTCTAAAAATTCAATAGTAACTATATTGGCAGAAAGTAATGGCTTTGGTAAAACTGACAAGGGCTGGATATCATTAGCATATACAAGTAGAGATATTAATACACTAAATATTAATAAAACAGTAGGACAGACAAAGAAATTAGCTAGAGCTAGTATCTTATATAGTAATTCAAATTTAACAGGTTATAAGTACAATTACAAAGCAAATACAACAATAACAATACTACAAAACATATCAAGTAATGTAGATAAAGTTAGAGTAAATGTAACAGGTAGAATAGCATATATAAATAACAATAATTATACAAATGTGACAGCATCAAAGCCACAAAGCGTGATTAGAAAAACAAAAGCATGTACATTATACTCAAAATCAAATTTGAGCAGTGTAAGATATCAATATAAAGCTAATACTACTGTAACAGTTTTACAACATATAAATTCATATGTAGATAAAGTAAGAGTAAATGCAACTGGTAGAATTGCCTATATAAATGTTAATAATTATAGATAAAAAGAAGAGGTAAGTTGATTAATTTCAATTTACCTCTTTTAAGATTATTTATTTGTTACTTCAATATATTGTGCTAATATATTTTGCATTCTATATATAAAATCATCATAACCTTCAGTTAATGTATCCATATTATCTAATTTTTCTAAATAGTTACTAGAATCATCAATAATAGAACGTGCTATAGGACTTGTATCATAAAGTTCTCTTATAATTTCAAGTTCGATTTTTTCTTCATTTCCTATCCTTGGAGTCTTGAAATCCTTTCTTTCATAATATTTTTTTAAAATTTTGTATTCATTTATATTGTCTTTTGAAATAATATGACGTAGTTTAATCATAATAAATTCCTCCTTTTTTCTAATTATAACGCATCAAATATAAAAATTATGTCGAAATTTGTTAATAAAAATAAAATAATGTTTTATGACTAAAAATCAAGGCATATAATTACATTGATTAAAAAATAAAGCCGCTTAAAATTGATTTTAAAGAGTCAATTTTTATTGAAATATCAGTAAAAATAAAGTTAAAAAAACTATTGACAAATGAAAAAAATATGCATATAATTTATTAAAGATTAATACAATATGTATTAATTAAGGAGGTAGATATTATGTATGGAGATTGGTTAGAGGATATGCCTATAATAATAAAAGGTGATGAAGATAAAAATAAATAAAATTAAGACAGTATGTTCATACTGTCTTAATTTTTGGATTTAAAATTTTATCTACTTGTTTTTTTCGTTTTTCTTCTTTTTTTGAAGATTTTTCATATATAGATGTCCATTCATTATAAACATGAATTATATTAGTGTAAAATTTATCACAGTATTTACCATTATTCCTTAAACAAATTTCAACGGATAAAATTTTAATAGTTCTAAAAAATATTTGATGTAATGATTGATAAATATATTTTGAACCGGCTGCTTGACTAGAAATATCCATACAAACATATTCTAATTCATTTAAAACATCATCCACCAAACTATTAAAATGAAAAGGGAAATCTTTATTATCTAAAATAAATAGTTTTGACAAATCTTCGTCTTTAAATTCATTAGCAGCATTTTCTTTATTTTTTGTATTCATACTATCCTCTGTATTTGTATTATCTTTTATTTTACTATATGGTGTAATCCTTTTTCTTAATATATCATGATAGATGTCATCTAATTTACATTCTTTTTCTAAATCTCTATAGATATAAGGTAAATCATTGTTGTAAACTTCTCTTAATTCTGATATAGTAAAATTTCTGAATGAGTCATATTCTCTATGAGAATTTAATATTTTATATAATCGAGAGTTTTTGTATACAACCGTTACGATTCCGCATTTTAATAATAAACTATTACTAAACTCTTTAGCTAAATTAGCACCTTTTTCTTGTTGCTTTCTAGATGTATTCTTAGTGTATTGATAAATTGACCAAAATGCAGTAATAATTAAACCAATAGCAGTAAACCAAATGCTAACATTATTTAAAGAAATACCTCCAATATATATTTCTTGAGACTGAACATCTTTGGGCATAGAAAATGGTAAAAATTTTAATACTATAAAAGATATAATAAATATAAGTATTAATACAACAATACAAAGCAAATGTTCAACAATATAATCTAAAATGTTTTCAAAGTGTTCAATATTCTTTTTAATTAAGTTCATTTTAACATCCTCCAATATAACTAAGAGTATTATATAGAGTCAGATACAATAAGTCAACAGATTTTTAAATATTTTCCAAAAAGTTCCAACAAAACGACACCTTTCGACACATAAAATTAACATAATATGCTATAATCTATGTAGAGGTGATGAATATGAACGAAGCATATATTAAATCACTACAAATGATGAAATATTTAAAAATAAGATTAACAAGAAAGCAATATACAGAATTGGCAAAAAGATTTAATTTGTTAAGTATACCAAGCCTACAATTTATATCAAAAAGAAGTTATGAAAGTATACTTACAGAAATACTGAAAGAAGTAGCATAATTTAAGTCCCACTCGGGGCTTTTCTTTTTTGTATAAATTATTTTAAAAAAGTATATAATATAAACATGATTAATTATTATGAAAAAAGTAAAAAAGAATTTATAAAATATATAAACGAAAATCCAAATGTGTCAAGAAAAGAATGGGACGAGTACGCACATGAAAATTGCTTATTTAGTGCATTTACTATATGTTGTCATGAAATAGATGAAATTACATCAATGTTGTTACAAGCACAAAGTAAAAGTGAGTTTGAATTTTTAAAAGAAAAGTTTACAATAAAGTCAAATAAACACTTCAATTTTTTAAGAAAAGCGAGGGAAAAATGGCACAAGATAGTATAAAAAGAATCAGAAGTTTAAGAAATAAATTGCATAAAAGTATAAAGAAAAATGGCTTAGATTCAGACGAAACTAGAAAAATAAGCGACGAGATGGATGAATTAATAAATGAATACTATGATAATATACAACAAATAGAATATTCTTCCGACAGTGAAATGAGATTATATTATGAGCAGTCTTATAGAGCAATGAAAACGACTACGCAACAATTAGAAAGGTTTCCGTCAATACAAGAGTGGAATCAAATTGCAAAAGAGAAATATTTATTGAGCAGCACATCAATGCAATATATTTCAAAACTTAATTGGAATTATTTAAGAACAAAAATTTTAAGAGAATTAAACATGGAAATATAAAAAAATTGAAAAAATTTTTCCGCACAGTTACTGACTTTGCGGAATTTTTTGTCGAAAACGAGATTAGAAAACTTGACATTATTTCTCATTTATATAAAATAAGAAAGAAGAAGATAGTTGACGGCAATCTTTTATCTTCTTCTAACCACAATTTCATACTTAAAAATAAGTACATATACAGTATAACTTCTTAAGTATGAAATGTCAAATTTTATATGAGAGGAAGTTTTAACTATGAAAAATGTAGTAGAAAAAGAAGTAAAAATATTAACAAAAAATGATGAAGGATTTATAAATCTTTTAAGAAAAATATGTAATGATTTTAAAGTAGATAATTATAAAATAGAAATAGAACAATTCTTAAAAAAAATAGGTGAAAATAGATAATATTTTTAGCCACTTTTTAGCCACTAAGTTTAGCATAATGTAGAAATGACTAGAAATGATTGAACCTGAAAATGGTTAAAAATCAAGGAAAAATAAAAAATAGAAATGCAGAAAAATACTAAAATCATTTCCCACCTTCGCTACCAAATAAAACTGTATTACAAATTGTAGTACAGTTTTTTATTGTATATAATATTACAAAATTTTATTTGTCAATTACAAAATTATTTAATAAA